CGTTCGCCATGTCGATGGCGCGGATGGCCTCGGCCGACTCGGCGAGATCCCCCACCAGTTCCGCCCTACCCTTAGGTGCCGGGCTGGCGTCGGCCGATACAGGCGCCTTGGCCTTCCGAGTGGCCTTCCGGCCTTCGGCCTTGACGAGTCGCCCCCCGTCGCCTTCGATGGCTTCGATCCCGGGGATAGCCTTCGCGATAGTGCGAACCGCGGCAACCTCGCCTCCGTCCGCATCGACGACATCGGCACCGAGAAGCGACGCCCGGACCTCGCCACGCGCGGCCACCTTAGCCATCCGATCGGGGAGCCCCTTAGCACCGAGAGCGTCGGCCTTGGCCTTGGATGCGGCCGATGCGGAACGCGCCCACTCCACCAGCGCTTTCCGGCCATGCTCGATGATGGCATCGGGGGCGTGCCACTCCACGACCGCGACCGATGCGGTGATCCACTCGGAAGCGGTACCCTTCGGAACCGCGGTACCGAACCACTCCGATACCAGATCGGCTTCCGATGCGTCTATCGCGCCCTTGAATGACCCGCGGGCGATGGCGTGGAGACTGGCGAGGGTACCAGCCATCCGACCCTCGGCCGACACTGCCGCGGCGTTGGCCGCGGCGAGATCGGAAGCCGCCCCGACCGCGACCGCGTGGTCGGCCTGTAGGCTAGCCGCGACGCTGGCGGGGAGAGTGGTGGAGAATCGTCCGACGTTGAGAGTAGTGGTTTCCATAGTGGAAGCCTCCAGTAGTGGTTGGTTCGCGAACCAACCGTTAGGTATTTGGTCGGGGAGGAAACGTTCCTCCCCCGACCTGTCCAGATTGTAGCCGCTATGGGATGCCATGCAACCCCACCGGCCTACCGATCCGCCATATTCGTGGAGATCGGAAAGAAAGTTATCCCCGCCGGATTTCCCTTGACGGGGACGGCCATGGACGCTATATGGGATCCCGGCCACCCCCGGGGCCGAGCAAGAAGACGCCGCCGCCCTGCGGGGCAGCAACCGCCGCACGATGTCACGATTTTTATTTTGCCACTCGGCCGGGTGGTTTATGAAATTATTGCTATCCCCCCCCAAACCGCTACGGTGAAATTCTGGCGTTCCTATGGACCGTAAACTATGGTTGACGCTATGAACAAACGCGAACTGCGACGCGAGTTGGTGGAGAAAGGCGTTTGGACTCGTTTCTGCGCCGTACGGAATCAGTATGAATCAGAGGGGATGAAGCCCGACGAGGCATACGCTAAGGCAGCGAGCCAAATGCTGGAGCGTGAGATTGGCGGAAAAGCCGGTGAGAAGCCGTTGGATGGCGTGGTGGAGTCTGGGGTCTTCTCTACGGCCTCGGCCTCTACGCCGGAGTGCGTGGCTTGGGTAGCCAAGCACATGATGCTGAAGGATGTCTCACCCGAACAAGCACCGAGCAGCGAGGCTTGGTCGATGTTGTGCTGGGCGCGGCGGAACAACCAGAACGAGGCCCAGTTCTGGGGGCAGATTTACACCAAGTTGCTGCCGAGCCGTAGCCAGTTGGATGCCGAGCAGCGTTTCAAGGACGATGGTCGGCGGGTGTTAGGGCTAATCGAGAAGATGCAGAGTGAATGATTACTACAACATTGTCCCGAAGAACCTGACGGACAATCTCAAGTTCCGCGAGCAGTTGTTGACCAAGTGTTTGAATGGCGGTCCTGCTTCGCAGGAAGAGTTGTGGATCGCGTGTAAACGGGACTTGCTGTTCTACGTCAACACCATGTGCTGGACCTACGACCCCCGGAAGTCAAACGGGGTTCTGCCGTTCATCACCTACCAGTTCCAAGACGACTCGATGTCGGAGATCCGGGATTGCATCCGGGAGGGCCGGGATCTAGTGATCAAGAAGAGCCGGGACATGGGTGCGTCGTGGATGCTGCTGACGGTGTTCGAGTGGCTGTGGCATTTCCACGACGGCCAAAGTTTTTTGCTGGTGAGCCGAAATGAGGATTATGTAGACAAGACCGGCAACCCCAAGGCGTTGTTCTGGAAGATCGACTTCATCCACAAGCATCTGCCTAACTGGTTTTTGCCGCCGATGACCCGAACCAAACTGAGGCTTACCAATGACGACAACGGCAGCACTATTGACGGTGAATCTACTACTGGTGATGTGGCTCGTGGTGACCGACGGACGGCCATTGGCCTCGACGAGTTTGCTGCTTTTGAAGTGGACTCCTCGTATCGAGCACTGGCTTCGACGCGGGATGCGACTCGCTGTCGCATTTTCAATTCGACTCCGGCGGGCAGCAGCAACGCTTTTTACGACATTGCGCACCAAGAGACGTTCCAACAGTTGAACCTGCACTGGTCTCTACACCCCGAAAAAGCGGAGGGGCTCTACGAGGCCAACGGCAAAATGCGATCCCCTTGGTACGACGCTGAGTGCAAGCGTTGCGCCCATGTACAGGAGATCGCACAGGAACTCGACATTGACTTTGCCGGATCCGACTACCAGTTCTTTGACCAAAAGGAACTTACGCGGCACATCACGGAGTTCACAAAACCTCCAGTCAAGACGGGCGAAGTTTGCATCCATGATGACTCGTTGCAAGTCATGGCCTTTGACGAGGTGCCTAATGGGCGTCTGCGATTGTGGTTCGATCCCGGACCCAACTCACGAGTGCCTACGAGTGGCCCTTTTGCGATGGGTGTGGATATCGCTACTGGCACTGGCAGTAGCAATTCAGTTATCTCAATAGGAAACCGTACAACCGGCGAGAAGGTTGCCGAGTTCGTGAGTAGTAAGACTCGGCCAGAGGAATTAGGCCGGATGGCGGTGGCCTTGGCCCGCTGGTTCTCTGATGAGTCCAGCAAGGGGGCTTATATTGTTTGGGAAGCACCCGGCCCCGGACGCAACTTTGGCGACGTTGTTATCGAATCGGGGTATAGAAACTTCTACTACAAAGAAGATAATGCTAAACTAAAGAAGGGTAGTAGCAGGATCCCGGGTTGGTGGCCGACAAAAGATAATAAGCGGGCGTTGTATGCTGACTATCGAGACGCCCTCCAGAACGGACGGTTTTTGAATCGGAGCAAGGATGCACTAAGCGAGTGCAGGGAAATCGTTTACACCTCAAACGGTTGGATTCAGCACTCAAAGACGAACTCTTCGATGGACCCCAGTGGTGCCCGTGAAAACCACGGCGACAGACCCACCGCTGACGCACTCCTCAATCTTGGCATGCGCAATCGCAGCGTCGCCCAAGGCAAGAAGGAGTCAGTCATTACCGAAGGTTCCTTCGCTTGGCGAAGGCGAGAAGTAGAATCTCGACGAAACCACAGGGACTACTGGTAATGGCAAAAAGCAGCGTATTCAACGACAAAATGAATCGCCTCTCTGAGGCGATCATGTACAGCCGACGCAAGATGCAGCCGTTCCGCGAGAACCGGCTCCGTGCAATTCGGCAGTATGTGGGAACTAACTACAGCGACTATGGGGCCGACGACAAGGTTCCGGTCAACCTTTTGGAGATGGCGATTAACATTTATCGCCGTCAGGTCGCTGCAAACCGACCGCAGGTGCTAGTTAAAACCAAGAACACCGATCTGGCTGCAGAGTCAGCCGACTTTGAAACCATCATCAACCACACTCTTGATGAGATTGAGTTCGAGCCCACGCTGCAGCGGTGGGTTTTGGACGCCATGTTTGGCCTTGGTGTGATGAAAGTGGGCCTTAGCCCCGGTCGTGCAGGCGAAATTGACGGTTTTATGCACGATGTAGGCCAAGTTTTTGCCGACAACGTTGATTTTGAAGACTTTTGCTTTGATATGACGGCAAAACGGTGGGATCAGGTGCAATTTTGCGGCAATCGCTACACCTTGCCCTACGAAATGGTCATGGATATGAAGTTGTTTGGCAACAAAGCACTTCAACCGAACCCATACCACCGTGTTACTAACGAACAAGGCGACGAGCGCGTCAATTCACTGCAAACAGGCGGCGAAACGCTTGGCACCGAGCAATACATGCCGGTTGTTGAGTTGTGGGACGTATGGTTGCCTTACGAAAACGTCGTCGTAACCGTGCAGGCGGACGACCACGCAGGCGGTTTCTACAACAACGAGCCGCTGCAGGTGGTTGATTGGGCAGGGCCAGAGGTCGGGCCGTACCACTTGCTGTCTTACATTGATGTCCCCGGCAACATCATGCCGCTTTCCCCTGCTGGGCTGCTCGTGGACATGCACGAGTTGGTGAATCGTATCTTCCGCAAGTTGGGCCGTCAGGCTGAGCGGCAGAAGACGCTGACTGTGGTAGCGGGCGGGGCGGAAGAGGATGGTCGCCGCATCGTCAACGCTTCTGATGGCGATACCATCCTCTCCGACCGCCCAGAAGCAACCCGAGAGATGAAGTTTGGTGGGGTCGATTCCCCATCACTGGCCTTTATGATCCAGTTGAAGGACATGTTCTCCTACTTGGGAGGCAACCTTGACTCGTCGGGTGGACTTGGGCCAACCGCCAAGAGCGGTAAGCACGACTCGCTGCTGCGGCAGTCGGCTTCGGTGCGTATCGACGACATGCAGGCACGCACGACCAACGCCGTTCGCAAGGCAATCGAGTCGATTGCGGACTACATTTACTATGACCCTGCCCCGTCGGACAAGGTGTACCGGGACATCCCTAACACCGAAATGTCGGTAAAGGTGGACTTCAACCCAGACATCCGGGAAGGCGACTTCCTCGACTACGCCATCGACATTGCCCCGTACTCGTTGCAAGCACGCAGCCCAAGCGAGCGGCTCACGGCGATCAACGAGATCATGCAGGGCGTAGTCATGCCAATGGCTCAGCAGTTGCAGCAGCGTGGCATTGTTCCGGACATGGACAAGTACATGGAGATCATCTCCAAGTATTCGCACATGTCGGAAATCGCCGAGATCCTCAAGATCGCGGACTTCGCCGAGATGGAGACGATGAAGGAGATGGCGGAAATGGGCGGAGGTGGTGGGCCCGGCGGCGGAAAGCCTCCGGTCACCGAAAGACGTTATGTGCGAGAAAATGTTTCCATGGGTGGCACCCGTGCTGGTCGAGACAACGCTATGTCCCAAGCCCTGATGGGCGGCGGTGGCGACAACGCCGTTACTCAGGCGGCAATGGAAGGCGAGTAATGGCCAAGAAAAAAGGCAGCATGAAGGGTTTTAGCCAAAAGTCAGGCGACAAGCGTCCGACCAAGACTGGTGCTGGTATGACCAAGAAGGGGGTCGCCAAGTACCGGCGACAAAACCCCGGCAGCAAGTTGAAGACCGCCGTGACCGGCAATGTCAAGAAGGGCAGCAAGGCTGCTAAGCGACGCAAGTCGTTT